ACTAGGAGCACCCATGGATGATTTGAAGCACAGAGATATGGGAGCTGGTCCAAGCACCAAGCGCCTTAAAGCAATGTTGAAGCTCATGACTGAGTTTGGAGTGATCAAGTATAAGGACAGTGAAGTCGAAATACAGATGACACCTCAAGAGCAAAGAGTGCAGATGACTGCACCTTCAGGCTTTAGTATCAATAACTATGAGCCAGAAGCAGATGTTCTCGAGAATGATAGCTCACCAAGCCCTGATAGCAGGGATGACCTTGGTTATTCAGATGAAGACTACCTCTGGCGGAGTGCTGAAACATGAGTCACGGAATTTACGGCGATAGCTTTTGGTGGCAGATGGAGCAAGATCCCCATGATGCCATTGATAAGTTTATCAAAGTGCTAAGGGATGAGCAGGATAGCTACTACCTTGATATGGCTACCTATATGGGCCTCTACAATGGGCGACCCATTGATTCAAGATATTCAAGTGGATCATCCCACCATACACTAATGCGACAGCCAAGGTTAACCTTCAATATCATCCACTCCCTCTGCCAAGCTGCTACCTCAAAGATAGCCAAGCACAGACCCGCGGTTAGCTTTCTTACCGAAGGTGGAACGTATTCCCAAAAGAGGAAGTCTAAACTCTTTGGCAAGCTTATCCAAGGGCAGTTCTACTCTATGAGGCTATACCCTATAGCCCAAAAAGCATTCCTTGATGCATGTATTACTGGTACTGGGGTTATCAAATACTATAACGAATTCGGTAAGATACGAGCAGAGAGAGTCTCAGCAAATGAGATCACCCTAGATACCTCAGAATCTGAATACGGTGTGATGCCACGTCAGCTCTTCCAAACAAAGAGAGTCTCCAGACATGTGCTTGTTGAAATGTATCCAGAGAAAAAAGATCAAATTATGGAGGCAGAGGAGGATCGTGAGGAGAATTATTCGAGCGACCAAAGGAATAGCGACATGGTTGAATGCCATGAAGCGTGGCATCTCCCTAGTGGGCCAGATGCTGAAGACGGGCGTCATATCATTTGTGTCTCAAACTCTACCATGGTTGATGAACCGTGGGAAAAAGATTACTTCCCGTTTACTTTCATAAGATGGACTGAAGATCCTATGAGCTTCTGGGGCAACGGTCTCGCGAAAGAAGTCAAAGGAATCCAAGTTGAAATCAATAAACTCTTAGCTCGTATCCAAGAACAAATGCACCTGGCTACTCCAAAGGTGTTTATCGAAGATACCTCAAAGATAGTTACGTCTCATCTTAATAATAGAGTCTTCGGCGCTATCAAATACAGAGGAACACCACCTCAGTTCTTCGTACCGCGGGCTGTCTCTGGAGAGATGTTCGCCCACCTGGATAGGCTTGTTGAGCGTGCTTATGAGATGACTGGCATTTCTCAATTAGCTGCACAGAGTAAGAAGCCAGTTGGCCTAGAGTCTGGTAGAGCATTAAGAGAATTTTCCGATATTGAGTCAGAGAGATTTATGGTTGTTGGTCAGGCATACGAACAGATGTTCCTGGATGCCACTGAGCAGGTAATTAACCTTATCAGAGATGCCCATGTTAATGGAGATGCTTATACTGTAGCAAGCTTTGACAAAAAGAGCGGTCTTGAGAAAATCAAATGGACTGATGTCAATCTTGAAGACGATGAGTTTGTTATCCAGATTAAACCTATTGGCTCTTTACCACAGACACCATCGGCAAAGTTAGCGTCCGTAAATGAGATGATGCTTAATGGTTTGTTCTCAAAAGAGGAAGCGCACCACCTTCTGGACTTCCCAGACCTAGAGAAGGCAAACAATCTTAAAACAGCTTATATCGAAATCATTGATAAGATCGTAGAAGAGATTGTCGAGAACGGAAAATACGTCCCTCCTGAAATATATATGAATCTAGAATTTGGAATAGCTAGAGTACAGCAAGCTTATACGTTGGCTGTTCTCGATGATGTTGCCCATCCAAGGCTTGAGCTTATGCGTCGATGGATGTCTCAAGCGAATGAATTGCTGGTTCAGAGAAAAGCGCCCGCACCTGCCCCTATTCCCGGCGCGGCCATGGGGCTTCCACCTGAACTAGTGGGGGCAGTACCGCCTGGTATGCCACCCGCAGCACCGGTCGGGCTACCACCGGGACTGCCCCCTGGTTTGCCTCCGGGAGGTCCCCCTATGCCTCCTGGGGGCTTGCCTCCTGGTCTGGGGGCCAGACTACCTCCTGGCCCACCGAGACCACCTCCTGGCCCACCAAGGCCGCCCTCGGGGCCTCCTGGCGTAGGTGGCCCGGCAGGTCTAGATTCGGCCGGAGCACCGCCAATACCACCTGACATATTAGCAAGTTTATCTTAATGGAGCATTTTAATGAGTGAAGAAGCGCAAGTAGAATCAGCACCGGTGGCCGAGCCATCACCAGCACCAGTAGAGAGTTCTCCTGAGCAAGAGGCAATGCCTGAGTCTTTCAACATTTTCTCTGAAGAGCCTGTTTCTGAAAGGCCCGCGGCTCCTGAGGAGCCTAGGAAGAGTAAGCAATTTCTCGAGAATCTTAGGCGAGATAGGGAGATCCAAAAGCAGAGCATTGCTTTAAAGGAGCGGCAAGCTTCGCTTAAGACTAGGGAGGCAGAAGTTGCGTCCATGGTGGCGATGAAGGAGAGGCTGAAGGAAGATCCTTCTGAATTCCTTCGATCTCAAGGCATCGACCCGGTTGAATACTACAGAAGCTGGACTGATAAGATTATTAGAGACAATGAAGGCGAAACTGTCGAGTCTCAGGTTTCTAACACACAGAAAGAGCTGAATGCGTTAAAGCAGAAGATTGCAGAGAAGGAAGGCAAAGAGGCAGAGGCAAAAAGAAATGCTACTCAATCTGCTGCTTATAATTCTCTGTGCGATAGCATACAAAAATATGCCACTGATTCAGAAGGTTATGCTACTATTAAGGAATCATGCACTGCTAAAGATGTTGCAAACGGAATGATCCAGCATTATCGAGAGACAGGGCAGGAAATTACAGTCGAAGAAGCATTTGAAAAGATTGAATCCGGACTCCGGGAGCGTGAAGAGAAGTTTTACTCAGATCCCAAGATCGTGAATAAACTTCAAAGGTATAACCCTGAAGCATTTAGAACAGCGCGAGGCCCGCAAGCAACACTATCGGCCAAGTGGAAGGAACAACCAACGAGAAAAGAGCCCGATGAAATGTCCTATGAGGAAATCAGGGACCATTGGAAGGGCAAACTCTTCACGTAACCAAAAAAGGAGGAAGCTGTGGCTTCTTTTAATTTAGATAACTTCGATGCGGCCATGAAGCACATGTACCCGTATAAGAAGGTCGAGAACATGGTTTACCAACACAACCCATTGCTTGCGATGATCCCCAAGGAAACTAGCTTTCCTGGGCGAAACGTAACTTATGCGGTTGAGTATGGTCTCACTAACGGTCGTAGTGCGAACTTTCAAACTGCGCAGAACAACCGCAATGGTACTAAGATCAGTGACTTCGTGGTCACTCGAGTAAAGGACTATGCGGTAGTCAGCGTTGACAACGAAACGCTTCTTGCTGCTGATGGTAGCGAAGGCTCTTTGCTTGACGTTGCTAAGTCTAAGACTGACTCAGCTCTCCATGCGCTTGCGCGTGCAATGGGTCGAGATATTTACCGAGGGGGCACTGGCTCAATCGGTACGTTGGACCAAAGCGTAGCTGATGAGGGAGCAACTATTACTCTTACCACCGCGAGTGATATTGTAAACTTTGAAGTTGGAATGCGTATTGTCGCCAGCCTATCAGGCGCAGACGACGGTACTACTCTGGCGAATAACGGTACTGCTAATGAGGTTCTTACTGTTAATCGTTCTGCCGGAACGTTCACTGTTGGTACTCCAATGCAGACAGCATGGGGCGCTCTTTCTGATGATGTTGTCCTTTACTGTGAGGGCGATGCTCAGGCCGGAGTAGACAACGACGCTACTAAGATCTCTGGTCTTTCTGCATGGATTCCAGCCGCTGCACCCACTTCAACAGGATTCTTTGGTGTTAACCGTTCAGTTGATGCAACCCGCCTCGGCGGTCAGCGTTTGGCTGGAGCGTTCGTCACTATCCGTGAGTCTCTGATTGATGCTGCTGTTCAAGTTTCCCGTGAAGGTGGTCGTCCTGATGCAGTGTTCATGAACCCACTTGATTGGGCAAAGCTTGCTAAAGATCTTGAGGGTTCAACGGTCGTTGGTTCGGGGACATCTCCGCACCGTCGTCGGTATGACTCAAAGGATTCTGTTGCAAATTTTGGCTTCTCTTCATTGGCGCTTGCTGCACCAACAGGGATGCTGGATATTTATGCAGATCATAACTGCCCAGAGGGCCGATGCTATATGCTACAGTTGGATACGTGGAAGTTTAAGACCATTGGGTCAGCTCCTCGTCTCCTTGACTTCGATGGTTTGAAGGGGATCCGACAAGCTAACGAAGATGGTGTAGAGTACCGCTGGGGCTATTACGGTAACCTTTTGTGCACAGCACCTGGCTTTAATGCCACGATTGCGCTGGCGTAAGGAGATAATCATGGGTTTTCCTAATATGAGTTCTGGAGGCGACATTGTTGAAATTGTTGCTGGCCGTATTGCAGCCGATGGCTCAGTTACTGCTGGAGCAGGTTTTTCATGCGTTCTTGCCGCAACTAATGAGTACACTATTACTCTCGATCGAGAGTACAATGGTTTAATTTCTGCTGTTGCAACACCAATTGCTGCTGCTGGTGATGAGATTGTCTGCCTTGGTGCAGTCAGCTCTTTCCCCGCTGATGCGCCTGGTGCAACATTGAAGTTTGAAACTTGGGACGCAACAACGGGAACAGACGCTTCGGCCACTGAGTTCTGCTTTGTAATCCTGCTTGTGCGTGGCGACGCATAACAATCATGAGAGTGGGGGCTTCGGCCCCCTTCTTCTGACGGAGGCGATCCAATGAAAGGTCCATCTATTGCCCTACTCCTTGGAGACAAAAAGGCAAAGTCAAAAGAGGGCGATGATGATGTCAGGATCGAAGAACCTGACTCCGGAGTAGCTTTTGATGATGCTGCTGATGAATGTCTTCGTGCGCTCAGAAACAGAGACAATGCAGGATTTGCGGATGCGTTAAAGGATTGCATTGAGATCTGCCTCGAGGCCCACGAAAGTGGATCTATCGGGGATGAAAGCAGCATCCCAGATGAAGGCGGAGACTACTAATGTCTAGTTTATCAGAGTTAAGGGATAGGGCTCGTAGGCTCGCTGATGCAGAGGGGAATAACTTCTTCTCTGACGCAGAGATCAATGATTATATCAATACGGGCCTAGGTGAATTGCATGATATCCTCGTATTAAAATTTGAGGATTATTATGTCAATTCAGTTTCCTTTTCTCTGGTAAGCGGGACCAGCAACTATTCATTTGCCACTATTGGGCTTAATGATTTCTACAAGGTTCTAGGTGTAGATATCACCCAGGGAAATGACACTGTTAGAGTCCCAAGGTATTCGTTCATTGAAAGGAATGCCTTTAAATTCAGAGCAGCCGCTTATAGCAACAGGGGAATCGAACTCTATAGATACAATATCAATTCAAAGGATATAATATTTATTCCCCAACCAACTTCGACGGAGACTATTAAAGTCTGGTATGTCCCGTCTTTCACGAAGCTGACCCTCGATGGTTCAGAGGTCGATGATAGAATTGCCCTTAACTGGGAAGAATACGCAGTCTACTCAGCAGCTATCAAAATGAAACACAAGGAAGAGACATCAACAACTTCACTTGAACGCGAACTAGAGAAGCTTAGAGAAAGAATCGAAGCAGCAACAGCCAATAGAGATGCGGGCGAGCCAATAGGTATTGTAGATGATACCGTTGGAGTCCTGCCCAGTTACTGGAGAAACGTATAAGGGGGCTTCATGGCTTTGTCCAAATACGAGGCTTACAATGTGTCAGACCCAAATCTGACCAAGGTCCAATATAAACTCCAGGAAGCACTCGGCCCGATTTTCTCTGTTGATTTCCTGGACGGCAATCTGATTACAGATGTCGATCTAACCACCTCAGCATCAAATATTGTCCATAGACTCGGAAGAGAGGCTAAGGGCTATATAGTTGTGAAGAGGAATGCCAATGCCGTTGTCTATGATAACGAATCATCGAATACGAATAAGACCAGCTTTCTTAAACTAATAGCTTCCGCAAGCGTAACCATAAATGTTTGGGTGTTTTAATGGCTTCTCAGAAACAGATACCAACCCTTCAGAAACAAGTGGCGAATATCCCATTCAGCAAGGGCGTCCAAACAAAGAAGACCGACGTTATGCTAGAGACCGGAGAGCTTGAGGTCCTAGAGAATGCCATCTTTGATAAGCATGGCCAAATAGAGAAGAGAAAAGGCTACACTGAAACTGAATTCGAATACCCGGCTGGGGCTGGTACTCACTTCTTTGAAGCAGCATTCCAGTACAAGGGAGCCTATTACGGGCTAGAGTCCAGCGGGTATGTATGGAGAGTTAATCCGTCGTCTCCAGATAAGAAGTATCAAAACCAGTCGAGATGGAGCCCGATTAGCACTGAGGTATTCTCATTAACTCCCCATGACTTTACAGATGATGACCAGTATAACTTT